GGCGGCACACGCCTCCAGGTATGTCTTATTCGTCGCCGTCGCAGTGTTGGGGATGACCTTGCGATCCTTCGCGTGGTTCACCGTGCTCCAGATATTGGACCAGCCAGTCTCGTAGTACAGGCGTACCTGGGCCTTCGCCCAAGGCCTGCCGCCGATCTTGGTCTTCGCCGCCATCATGGTGACTTGTTTGCCAACGTGATCAGTTCCGACCTTCACGGACTTGCCGCTGAATAGTTCAAGTCGGACGCTCGCGTGGAACTTCAACGCTGCGCCACCTGGCGTCGTCTTGCCGCCACCCCACTTGCCGATGTCGGCGCGCGTCTGATTGACGATCATGATGATCGCCCGCTTGTCCGTTGCGAGTCGAGTTAGGACCCGCATCGCAGTGCTCATCATCTTCGCTCGATCACCGACAGTGGCTTTGAAGTCGAGACCTTCCTCCACCTCGCGCTTCGTTGGCGTCGCTGCGAACGAGTCCCAGCCAACGAAGTTCGGCGGGTCGCCCTTCTTGGTCTTGGGGAGGGACTCGAGTGATGCCTCCAGCATCTGGAGTGCCTCCTCGACTGTGTCAGGCTGGCTGAGGATCACACTGTCGAGGTCGCAGCCGAACACGCCTGCACGTTGGGCGTCTAGCGCGTGTTCCGTCTCGACGAGCACAGCGATGCCACCTTCCTTCTGGATGCCGGCGATGGCCTGGAACAGCACGCTTGATTTGCCTGCGCCTTCGTCGGCGTAGAGCTCGATGATGCGGCCGAGCGGCCAGCCCCCAATGCTGAGCACGTGATGATCGAGCACGTCGATGCCTGACGGCACGACCTCCTCGATGTCCGAGTCAGCGCCTTCGGAGAGAAGCTGAGCAGTGCCTTTGCCTGCCCGTTTCAAAATGCCGTCAAGGACGGCGCGAACTTTGTCTTTAGACATCGTGCGATCAGTGGGATTCGAACCCTGCGCGGCGAACGCATACCAGATGGATGGAGCCTATCTCACCCACTACTGATCGCAAAAAAGTGTCACCGAGGTGAGGGCTAGGCTTTCCCGTTCTTTGACCCCACGTTTGGTAGCTCTCGCGTGGCCTTTGCGATCACACACCACCCGCTCCTCGGTGACGAAAGCTGTTACTGGATCGGGCCGCCTTTGGCCTTTCGAGCTAAGTAGTCTCGAACGAGTGCGTCTACCAGAGTGCCTACCTGCTCACCGTTCCGCTTCGCGGCTTCCTTGAGCTTGTCGTAGGTCTCCTTCTTGACGCTGATCTGTGGACGTTTCGGCATGACTTAGTCCAGATCGACTTCGTCGTCGAACAGGTCGTCTTCGGCGGTGCGCGTGTCGGGGTCGACGTCGATCACGTCGGACTTGCCCGCCTTCTTCTGGCGAGGGTGTTCGTCCTCGTCGCCACCACCACCTTTGTCTCCCCACACATCGCGAGGGTCTTCACCCTCAAACAGACGCTTCTGCTGGTCGACGGTCGGGATGCGGATGAGCTTGCGCAGGTCGCCTTGGATCTCGATCCAGTCCATGTTGAGGATCTGCGTCTGCTCTCGCCCAGGGGTCAACGTGTACACCGTGTCATCCTTTCCTTGGCCTGCCCTGAGGACGCTGATGTTGAAGCCCTTGACCGGATCAAGGAAGTTGCCCCCGTTCTCGTCATCAGTGCGAATGGCCTTGAGCGCGTCGTAGACGCGCTTTCCAAACGCCCAGATCATCACGGATGACTCAGCATCCTTCGGTGTGATGATCACGTTCGCCATCACGCGCCGCTGTGGTCGAAGCCCCTTCGATTGCTTGGAGTCGCGAGCGTTGCCACTCGTCTCCAGCGTGTCTGCCTTATCGCACGCGAGGCACTTCTTGCTCTCGTGTTCCTTCGGACAGGCAAACACGATCGCCTTCTCGACGCCCGGCATGCGGATGAAGTGCTGGTGTTGGATGACGAACGGGGAGGGCCAACCCAGCTTGGGCGGCAGAAAGCGCACGACCGTGCGCCCTGTTGGGACTTTCCAGAAGTCACCACCGGACGACATTTCCTTGTCGTCCTGCTTCATCTGATCTTCCGACCAGTCGCCGTACTGGACGATCGCGGACGGAGTCTGTGTCACGAGTTGCTTTTCTTCTTTGGTCTTCGGGGGCATGTGCTGTGTTCCTGTTCTGGTTTCGGTTGCAGTGTGGACTTGTTGATACGAGGTAGCCTTCCTACCACGCACCCCTGACAATGTGCTAGATCAGACCCTTCTTCGTCGCGAGCCAGGTGCTGATCACGAGATCGCCTTCGTCACCGATCTCGCGAATTTCGGTGGAGTCGTGGAGCTGGGACAGCGGGATCCACTCCTCCTGCTTGTTATCCTCCATGCCGAACGGGTCGGTGGAGAGGCCTTTGCCTTGTACGAGGATGGCGGCGGCGGTCGATCGGATCACCTTGACGTTTGGGATCTTGTGACCGTCATCCTTCTTTCGCCCTCTACCGCCGCGACCTTGGGTCCAGCCGTTGTCACCATCATCACCATCCCAAGCCATTACTCGGGTGCTCCTGCTGGGTCGCGGTAGCTGCTGGTGCCGACCATCTCAGCGCGAGCCAGGTAGACCAGAGACTGGAGGTTCTCCCGCTTGGCACGGAGCGCGTCACACACGGCGCGCATCGCCTCGCGTTCGTATTCGGTCTCGATCAGTACGGCCTTGGCATCGCGGACGATCGAGAGGGCCAGCACTTTCGCCTCAACCTTCGCCTCAGTGATCTTCTCACCAAGTGCTTCGAGGTCTTCGCGAACAAGCAAACTATGTGCTGACCGGACCTCCTCCACGGTCATCTTCGCTGCGATCCAGGCCCGGTGCGCCTTCGCGAACTCGAAGCCGTAGTGGGCGATGTCCGACGGTAGCCGCTCAAGCTCTGCCCGCAAGTCACCACCGTTGATGTGAATCGCAGAGCGCACATGCTCCTGCGGGTTCTCGATCGGTGTTGCAGAGAACACTTCATCCAATTTCGATCTCATCGTTTCTTCCTCTCCTTCTTCGTCACGAGCTCCACGTTGGTCACAGTCTTCCCGCCATGGTCGGCGGGTTGAACATCGCATTCGGTGATGGCTGTCATCTCGTCCAACTCGGTCGGTTCGTCGGCCGAGATCACGATGTAGACAAGACCACACAAGCGGACCCGAGAGTCCTTCGCGAGCTTCCCGCGTCCGGTCGTCTTGAGACAGACCTTCACTTCAGGAAGCTACCGATCTCAAGCTCGCATGCGTCAGTCCACGGCTCGCCAGACTTGATCACAGAGCGCGCGAACGCTAATGCACGGAGCATCATGCGAACCTGCTGCTCTGCGTCGCACTTCTCCATCAGGTTCTTGTTCGACGCCGCGCGAGCATCACCCCGAACAGTCTCGGCAAGGCGTAGGCGCTCCTTCAGTTGTTCAAGTTCGTCCATCGCCCTTAGCCTTGTCGAAGTTGCGCCAGAATTCCGACGCCCTTGGCTTGATGTCACGACCGTTGTACTTGGCTCCAGGCTTCTTACCGTACGATCGTTCCGGGATGGCACGATTATGCCAGCCTCGATAGCAGCAAGGATCTCTCTGTCAATTAGCACTGCTCTGTCCTTCCTTGATCAAATGCTCTGCGACCCAGCGGACCTCTGCCTGGACCAGCGTCTCGCCTTTGTTCATCGAACGTAGCGAACCCCAGCGCTCACCAGCATCGATGTCGACGACCAGCGGCACACCCCAGCAATCGAATCCTTCCATGATCCGACAGACGTTCTCGACGACTTCGTCGGCGTCTCCACGACTACAGTCGATCATGACTGAATCGTGAACTGTGTTGATGATCTCGGCGTCCACACCGGAGGCGTCGATCCAGGCATGGATCAGCGGAATCGCTGCGATCGTATACCAAGCCGCCCTTCCTTGGATCGGCGTGTTGATCGAACTATTCTCTGCGTTCTGCTTCTTCCAGTGATCATGCCCACCGGCCTCGTACAACGGACGCACATGCGAAGCGCCATCGAACCACGGCACTTCAACGAATCCGTAACGCTGCACTTGGTAGAGCAGCCGCTTGATCAGCTCAGCGAGTTTCTTGAAGCGACCGAGAATTGCGCGTCGAACCTTGGCAGCTTCGTCAACCGAGCACCCTAGCTGCTGGGCTAGGCCTGCGTCCGTCTTGCCGTAGAGCAAGCCGAAGTTGACTGTCTTGGCATAGGAACGATGGAACTTGCCGACCTGCTCCTCGACGATTCCCCACACGACCTTCGCGATCATCTGCGCGGTTCGCATGTGGTAATCCATACCAGACTTGAAGATCTCGATCATCTCTACGTCACCTGACATACCGGCGGCAACGCGAAGCTCGATCTGCGACTGGTCGAAGGAGAGCATCACGCGACCAGGCGCGACCATGAAGCCATCACGAGCCATCTTTCCTTCGATCGTTTCCGATCGTGGGATGTTCTGACCGTTCGGATTCTCACTGCTGATGCGCCCGGACTCTGCTCCGTCCAGACGGAACGTCGGGTGGATGTGCCCGTCGGAAAGAATGTGCGGGATCATGCCTGCGGCATATGTGCAGTCGAGCTTCTCGAGTCGACGCCACTCCATCATCTGATCGACAAAAGGGTGCATGCCTGCCAACCGCTGGAGCGTGTCCTTCGCAGTCGATGGCTCGCCGGTCTTCTCCGATAGCCCTTGCTTCGGTAGCTTCAGCCTGTTGAACAGGATGTCCGCGACCTGCTTCGCAGCGTTCGGGTTGAACGTCGGCCCGTACGCCTTGAACTTCTGTCGAAGGTCATCCAGGCCGACATTGAGGTGCATCGAGAACGCCTCGAACGCCTGACGGTCTGCGAGCATTCCGACACGTTCGATCCTCTTGAACGATCTAACCGCAGGACGGTACAGATCCTCCCACAGCTTCAGCTCCTTCGGTGCTGTCTGCCTCGTACGGTTGCGGAGGTGAATCGTGGCGGTCGCGCTGGCGAGAACATCTCGCGCGTTGTACCGCCAGAGCACGTCGTCAGGCAGGAGCCCGTAGGCATAGGTCATCGGCGTCGCGCCCGGAGTGCCGTTGCGAATCGCCTGCGCGCACCAGTGCGTCTGTGGCTTGTCGTCAGGTCTCGGGTTCTTCAATCGCGCACCTGAGACGGCCTTGCGAAGTGCGACCTGCGCCTCCTCTTTGTGACCGCCCATGCCGACGAGCTCGGCCGCGTATTCCAAGCGACCCATGCAGGTCGGCTCGGCCAGCTTCCTCACGAGCTGAGTGTCGAAGTCGATGTGCTTGATGTCGATGTCGAGGCACTGCTCCGCGGCGACCGCGTCATACTTGATGTTGGATCCAGAGATCCTCTTGGTTGAAAGTAAGCGACACAAGACGGCCTTGGCACCAGGGTTGGCTAGCGCAACGTCGGACCACACCCATGCGTCCGACTCCAGCTCGTCAACAGGGGCGAGCCCTGCGCAAATGATCGTGAAGTCGACGTTGTGGACGATGCCCGCAGTCTCCGTATCGAACAAGAGTTCGTCGTGATCTGCGAGCATCTTCTCAGCAAACAAGGCATCCTTTTCGTCCATGATCACGTGAACGATGCCATCCACGTGTGATGGCTTAGGGACCGCTACCGTGAGAGCCCATTCGAAGTCAGCCTCGTAGCGCCGTTTGAGAAACTTGTTCTCCTGGATCGATCCAGGGGAGTGCAACATGAACACCGGCGTGGTTCCCTTAACCCAACCGTAACCGCGGCGCACCGACTCCATGTCGACCGAGCGACCAAGCAAGCTAACGACGGCCCACGATCCAAGAGCAAGGATGCGCTGAGGCTTGACTGTCTCGATCACCTCTGCAAGATACGATCGGCAGGCCACGATGGGCTTCATCGCGTCCTTGAGCTTGGTGCTCCCTGGTACCGGACACTTGAGCGCGTAGTCATACACGGCCTCGCCGTTCCAACTCTGCGCAACGAGTGATCGAATGTAGGCGCCACTCTTGGAAGCGAAAGGCCTCGCGGCCCCTTTCACTGGGGAGTCTCCAACGATCAAGAGATCCGCCCCCGGCTTCCCATCTGCTGGAAGACACGCGCGTCCAGGCCCCGGCGACAACGCACACTTCGTGCAGTTGCGATCGAGAGGGGTTCCTCCCGAGTCCACTGGAGACTCAGGCAGGGACGGGAACATCCGCAAACGTTTCATTCGTGTCCGAGGATTACCATAGCGGCGCGATCGATTCGGGCCTCGAAGTTGCCCTTCTTGTCGACCTCTTGGAGGGCCGGGATCTTGTCCTTGAGCTCCACAGAGATCTCGGTCAGAGCCTTGGACGTCTTGTATCCGCGAGACACCATCAACTCCATGACCGGGCGGAGCTTCTCCATCTTCGCCATTGCTGCAATGTCGACAGGTGTGATCGCTCCGACAGCGCTGTCTTCATCGTCCTCGTCCTCGTCCTGTTCCGCCTCTGGCTCTGGCTTCGGCGCAGGTGTTGCTGCCTTCACGACCTTCGGCTTCTCGTCCTTCTTCACGCCGTTCATGTTGGGAAGGGAGAGCTGCTCGGGCTGCGCCGCATCCTTGCCTTTGAGCAGACCACCTTCGAGCCGCGTAAGTATGTGAACAGCGTCCTCGACGGTCAGCCCACGGATGGCAAGGACCGACGGGCCGTCCCCATCCTGGCTGACGAAGGCGATCTCGCGCTGCGTGCCATGCACGTCGAACAGACCCTCGAACGACTTGAACTGAATCTTGCTGAGCGTTGATTGCATACCAGTGTCTTCCTTATCTCGTGTGTTGATTCCGATACCGTCCGCGAGAAACCTTATCGATCATCACAGGCACCGGCGAGCTTCTTCTCGAAGCCACGTATGATCTACCGAGCCTGGATCTGTACAAGGCGGGAGCTGAACGTATCCCGCGTTCACTTCGTTGG